CAGCTTGTGTGCCAAGGAATATACGAGGAAACCTGGAAATGGCTGAAGGCCAGGGGATGCGAGAAACTTGTCAGCATTCAGCTGATTGAGCAGTATGCCATGTCTGTTTCCAGATGGATTCAGTGTGAGCAGGCAATTTCAGAATTCGGTTTCCTTGCCAAGCATCCAACAACCAACCAGGCTATTGCTTCGCCTTATGTGAGCATGAGCCAGAACTATATGAAACAGGTAAATCAACTGTGGTATCAGATATTCCAGGTGGTCAAGGAAAACTGTGCCAGCGAGTGGCAGGGACCTACGCCACAGGATGATGTCATGGAGCGCCTTTTGCGTTCCAGGAAAGGAAACTAATGATGGATGTAGATAAAACATTGGAGCTGCGTAAATTCAAGCAGGACCTTGGCCAGTATAAACACGTGCTGACCAGGCAGCAGCTCAGAACAATAAAAGGCCTTGCTAAGTCGGGTAACATTGCCGGTGCGTACAAAGGACTGAAAACAATACTTGATAGGAGAAGTGCCTAGTGGAGAAGACAACAAAAGAAATGAAACTGGTGCCGATAGATAAACTGGTGCCTTATGTTAACAATGCAAGAACTCACTCAGCCGAACAGATCAACAAGCTGCGTTCCTCTTTGAGGGAGTTTGGTTTCATCAATCCCGTCATCATAGACGGCAATTTCGGAATAATAGCGGGACATGGGCGTGTAATGGCGGCCAAGGAAGAGGGCATAAAAGAAGTGCCGTGCGTATTGGTGGACTACCTTACCGAAGCACAAAAGAAGGCCTATATCCTGGCAGACAACCGTTTTGCCCTGGATGCCGGATGGGATGAGGAACTGTTGAAACTGGAAATTGAGTCTTTGCAGGGAGCTGACTTTGATGTTTCCCTTACGGGATTTGACCAGACGGAGATAGACAAGCTGTTTGATGTTGGGCAGGATGTCAAGGACGATGACTTTGATGTTGAAGAGGAACTGAAGAAGCCTGCCATAACAAGATTAGGCGACCTCTGGATTCTTGGAAACCACAGGCTTTACTGCGGTGATTCCACGAAGAAGGAAACATATGACATCCTGATGGATGGCAAGAAAGCAAATCTTGTGGTTACGGACCCGCCATATAACGTGAACTATGAAGGAAATGCGGGAAAGATTAAGAATGACAATATGACCAATGATGCGTTTTATCAGTTCCTCTTTGACTCTTTCCTGAATATGGAAAAGGTCATGGCGGACGATGCGAGCATATATGTGTTTCATGCCGACACGGAAGGACTTAACTTTAGGAAAGCCTTTTCTGATGCCGGTTTTTATTTGTCCGGCACATGCATCTGGAAGAAACAGAGCCTGGTACTGGGCAGAAGCCCATACCAATGGCAGCATGAACCGGTGCTGTTCGGATGGAAGAAGAAAGGCAAACACCAGTGGTACACAGGAAGGAAAGAGTCTACAATATGGGAGTTTGACAAGCCCAAGAAGAATGCAGACCATCCTACCATGAAACCGGTGCCATTGATTGCTTACCCGATAATGAATTCAAGCATGAGTAACTGCATCGTGCTGGACCCGTTTGGCGGGAGTGGCAGTACGCTGATTGCGTGTGAGCAGACCAAGCGTATCTGTTACATTGTGGAGCTTGATGAGAAGTACTGTGATGTGATAGTGAAGAGATTTATTGAACAGGGCAGGCACAGATGGTTCGGTAAGCCTGGTAAGAGAAGGAAAAACACATAAATATAGCGAGCTGGGGGTGGCTGCCGATGACTGAACTGACATTGGGCAGCCTTTTTGACGGGTCGGGAGGGTTTCCCTTAGGTGGAATCCTGTCAGGCATAAAGCCGTTATGGGCATCAGAGATAGAGCCGTTTCCCATAAGGGTGACCACCAAAGGCTGCCGTTCATGAAACATTATGGTGACATATCAAAACTAAACGGTGCCGATCTTGCACCGGTAGACATAATTACATTCGGTTCTCCCTGCCAAGATATGTCCGTGGCAGGGAAGAGGAATGGTCTTGACGGAGCAAGGTCAAGCCTTTTTTATGAAGCAATACGTGTAGTTAAAGAAATGAGGGAAAAGACAGATGGAAAATACCCAAGATATATCGTCTGGGAAAACGTGCCGGGAGCATTCTCTTCCAACAAAGGCGAAGACTTCAAAGCCGTCCTTGAGTCAGTCTGCAGTATCAAGACAGCCGACTTTATTGTTCCTGGACCGCCGGGCGGGAAATGGAATAACGCTGGGCAGATCATGGCAGAAGGTTTCTCAGTTGCCTGGAGGGTGCTTGATGCGCAGTTTTGGGGAGTGCCCAGAGAAGAAGACGTATCTACCTTGTCGCAGATTTTGCAGCGGGGAGTGCCGGAAAAATATTGTTTGAGTCAGAAAGCCTGTCAGGGCATTCTGAAAAGAGCATCAGCAAGGGGAAAGCAGCTGCCGGAGATGCTGAAACTTGCCCTGGAAAGACAGGCACGCTCTGCCTGAATGACCAGGGCGGGGAACGCATGGATGTGACCGAAGATAAGACTGCAACACTGAGGGCCACAGCCAACCATCCTCCGCTTGTGTTTGAGAACCATGCACAGGACAGCAGGTTCGTGGGGCCTTTGAAAAAGCTCAGACCGTGCTTGCCACTTTCGGAACAGGCGGGAATAATCAGCCTTTCGTTGTAGAAACGCCAAAGACACTGAAGATACGCTCAGGATGCGAGGGCGGTGGCAAAGGGGCATTGATACAGGAAAATAAATCTGCAACTCTATCCTGCAGCAATGATCAGACTGTTTTTGTGCCAAGGGTTTATGGCATTTGTTCAAAAGACAGCAATTCCATGAAATCAAGCAACCCTGACAGCGGTATATATAAAGCCGAAACATCAAGAACGCTGGATGCCAATGGTGGCAATCCGACCTGCAACCAGGGAGGAATGGCAATCGTGGAAGGAACAAAAAAGCCGGTTGCCTATGGGATAGACAGGGCTGCTTATAACCAGGGCAGGAATGCCAAGTTCGGCTTTGCCATAGAAACGGAGCTTGAACCGACAATGGTAGCGAAAGGCCCCGGAGCGGTTGCTGAGCCGACCTATTCGAGCAGCAAGGCATCTTTCTTTACGCTGGCGGAAAAGGAAAAGGCTAATACCCTTGTTGCCACAGACTACAAGGATCCTCCCATCGTAAATGACAAGGAGGAGCTTACTTATATAGTACGAAGACTCACTCCGACTGAATGTGCAAGGCTGCAGGGATTTCCGGACAGGTGGTGTTCAGAACTTGGCACGGAAGAACCAAGCGAAGAAGATATACAGATGTGGGCCGGTATCTTTGAGGAACACAGGAAGATAATGGGAACAAGCACCAAGCCTAAAGTCGTAATCAGATAATCAAGTGGCTGAAGAATCCTCATTCTGATTCTGCCGAATATAAGATGTGGGGCAATGGCGTTGCACTTCCATGCGTGGTGTTTGTCCTGTCTGGCATAGCCTGGGCAGATGCAGGATGTGAAGTATACTAGATACTTGCTTAAATTGACTTGCTAATTCACACCTTTAGAGTGATTAATGTAGTACCAAAACAAAGGAGGCAATTAGCATGACTGTACAATTTAAGGTAGAGAAAAGGAAAGAACTGGTAAAGACCATCGAGGAGCTTACCATGGAAAAGGCCAAGTATCAGGGAGTGCCAAGCTGTGCTTATCAAATCGGTGGCTTGACACTGAGCAAGGACAGCACCTTGAGCTGGGGCAAAGGCGTAAATGAAAAGGCAGTACAAAATCTAGTTAAAAGACTTACGGAAAGTGGTTTTAAAATCGTGCAAGATAAGCAAGAGCCGGAAATCATCGGTGTTACCATTGCGATGCCGATGAGTCTTTTCACCCCGGAGGCATGGGAAAACCTTAACGCCATTCTGGCTGCCAAAGGCAAGTTGATAAAGGATGCGCTTGGGCTGGATGAACTGCCCGAAGCAGTAGAAGAGGACGGAAATGCAACTTTCCCATGGTTCAGGGCTGAAATGAAAGATGCAGAGCTGATAGATGCTTACGGCAAGTTCGTGTGTGCACTCTGCAAGATGGCAAGGACCCAGAAAAGGGTGACGGCAAAAGAAAAGCCGGTTGAGAACGAGAAGTTCGCATTCAGGTGTTTCCTTTAAGGCTTGGCTTATAGGAAATGAGTACAAGACAGTACGCAAGGTACTGTTAAGGAATCTGACGGGGTCGGCAGCATTCAAAGGAGGGGCCAGGAATGGGAATTCCAAATAGAATGATTATAGAAAACCTTCGAAAGAAGTTCCCTGTCGGGACAAGGGTGATATTGATGCGAATGAATGACAGGCAGGCACCTCCCCTAGGCACGAAAGGCACAGTTACAGGCGTTGATGACATCGGTTCTATTATGGTGGACTGGGATAATGGCTCAGGACTTAACGTGGTGTACGGTGAGGACTTGTGCAGGAAACTTGATGCTGTTAAGACAATCTGCTACAACAAGGAGCAGGTATGGGACAGCAGGGAAGAGGCCATGAAGTTTTTCCTTGATGCCATGATGGGATCTGATGGCAGCGAAAGGGAACGCTATGCCATTATATTTGCCAAGCTTAAGCTCGGCATGGAGGTGTGTGACGATGACTGATAAAATCAGGGAACAGATACTTTCAATCAGGGATTCCGGCCTTACCAATATGTTTGACACTAACATGGTGCAGTACCTTGCTCATAAGAAAGGATACTATGAATTAGTGATGTTCATAGAAGATCATAAGCGTGAATATGTCCGCTTTATTATGACTGGAGAAGAATAAAAAGATACTGTATACTTGCCGAATATCGCTTGCTATTATGCACACTTAGAGCGAATATGTGTATAACAAAAAACAAGGAGGCAAGCATTATGAAAAAGATTAACGCATTTGAAAAGGCAGACAGAACGAAGAGCTTTAAAGAACAGGGTTTAAACGGTAACATTTATTGGGCTTACCAATACAGCCAAGAAGCTGGCAGCGAGTTACTAAACTTTAACGAGGTTATTTGGGATGAGGATGTTGAAGACATTGTAAAGTTCTGCAGAGAACAAGGCCTAAAAGAGTTTACGATTTCTAGCAACTTTTCCGGTTTAATCAACACCCTAGATGCTTTTGACAAGCTTGGCTGCAAGATGAGCGGACTTACTCAGGTGCCGCTGAGATTCACTGAAGGCTATGGTTCTGACAAGCATAAAGTAGTTCCAGCCATTAAGATGAGTTTATAGGAGGCGCGCATTATGTGGAAAACCGGAGCAATGTTAATCAAAGGCAAGGTTTACAAGTACCAAGTTAAGGTTTATGAGGTAGGCAGCGAGTACGGTATCGAAGGCGGTAAGATTTCCAAGGCTTATGTTTCTAGAGATGGAGTTGCGATTCTAAATTACGAGCGCGGCTGGGATCTTGAGCCGGTTGACGAAGGTGCTGCATTAGCCTTAGGAATTCTAATGAAAGAGTACAACTAAACAAAAAAATGAACAGCAGCCGCAAGGCTCTGTTCGTCGTACAGTCGCTGAAAGGCGACTATTTTTATTGCCGAGAATAGGAGGTAACGGTGCTGCGTAAGTTAAAAAGATATAAGGCCACAAAGTTTAAGGCCAAGGACTCTAAATACAGCAAGGCAGCAGCAGATTATGCCGTTAACTTCATAGAATGTTTGTGTCACACCAAAGGCACCTGGGCAGGTAAGCCTTTTGAACTTATAGATTGGCAGGAACAGATTATTCGTGATATCTTTGGTACCCTAAAGCCTAACGGGTATAGGCAATTCAATACTGCTTACATAGAAATACCAAAGAAACAAGGTAAGTCTGAACTTGCTGCCGCAGTAGCTTTGCTTTTATGCTGTGGTGACAATGAAGAACGTGCAGAGGTGTATGGCTGTGCAGCTGACCGCCAGCAGGCATCCATTGTTTTTGAAGTGGCTGCCGATATGGTGCGTATGTGTCCTGCACTAAATAAAGAATAAGATACTGGCTTCTCAAAAGAGATGATTTTTCAGCCAACGAATAGCTTTTACCAAGTATTGTCTGCAGAGGCATATTCCAAGCACGGTTTTAATATACATGGCGTGGTGTTGACGAGCTGCATACCCAGCCTAACAGGAAATCTTGATGTAATGACCAAAGGCTCCGGAGATGGCCAGAATGCCAGCCTTTGTACTTTCTATTACTACTGCCGGAACAGATACAAACTCCATCTGTTATGCAAACACACCAGACGGCCAGGATATCCTGGACGGCAGAAAGCATGACAGTACATTT